CAGTCAATTTCTCTGTTGCTACGGATGATTCCATGTTTGCTAATTTGCTGAGCATGATGCTAGACTTTATGAGATCCATTGTTTCAGCCTGAGTCTTTCCTTGCCGGAACCACTCCGTTGCTCCGGCGGCTACTTCAGTTGTAGTTGCACCATATGCCTGCGCTAATTCATTGAATTCTCCAGATAAATTTTTTGCGCTTTCGGCACTCATATCTGTAACCATTCTAATGTTTGTCATTTCTTTATTCAAATCAGAAATATACTGTACAGCCTCTTCTGCTTGTCGCAAAGTACCAAACAGCATATCTCCAGCAACTTTCCACAATGTCATTTTGTAAATTGCTTTTCCAATACTAGTCGTAAGAGAATCATGGGCTTTTCCAGACTCTTTTACTCTAGGAGCTAATTTTTCGTGAGACTTAGTTAATGTGTCAACATTTTTAGATGCTGTTTTGATTGCATCGGATTGATTATTCTTATCTCCTAATTGTAGAGGAATTTTAACTGGTTTAGTAGCAATGCTTTTTTCTATTTCTTTTATTTGCTGAGTTAAATTAACTTTGTCTAGAACAGCTTTAACAACAATATTGTATTTATTTCCAACAGCCATCAAGCCTCCTTTCTAGGAACAAGAAGTTCCTGCTAATTTATTCAGTTATCGAAATATTAAACATATTTGCAAGCTCATCAATACTTGTATCCTTCAAATATCCTTGAGTCGTGGAAACATCAGAATGATTAGCTATCAGCCTAAGTTTTTCAACAGGAAATCCTGCTTCCATGCCTAAGTCCTTACAAATATAATGTGTTCCATCTGACATATTTTGTAAAGCCGAATGACGAATCGAATGTGGATTAAAATCAAAATCTTTTCCTTCTATTTCTTCTAAAAGATCTCTCATATACATAAACCAATCATATAATAATTCACTATCTGCTTCCTTTTTATTTTTACCACTTTGTAATATCCATAAAGATTCTATGTCGTCTTCTCCTCTATGATCTAACCAGAGTTTAACACATTCTTTTGTGAGTCTAAAATAAATTAAACTAAATACTTTTCTTCTTTTTCCGATAACTTTATTTGTATTATTCAAAGAGGCATCATAAAAACTCATTTTATTTACTTGAGCAATTTCACTTCTTCTCCCAGCAGAATCATACGCTAGTGCTAGCAATGCTGCAAATTGATATTTTTCTCTTTTTATCAATTCGTCTTTTAACTTCATTATTTGCTCATTCGTTAAAAAGAAAATATCACGAACCGGCTCTTTTGATAATCCTTTTACTTTTTTAGCAATGTTAGTATCATATTCATACATATCTTCATTTTCAACGAATGTCAACAAAGAACGTATGGAGCAAAGCATCCTGTTATGTCTGGCCGCTGAAACCCCGCACTCAGAGGTAAGATAAAGAGAGTATCCTCTAAAATCACGCTTGTTCAATTCGAGTATACTTTTATTATCTAGTTTTTTATAAATATAAATAAAAGCTATGCGCAAATCGTTGTGGTACTGACTTATGGTTCCAGCACTTTTTTTAATTTGTTTTAATTCCAATAAAAAATCATCCATAATATCTTTATTTTCTTGATTTACTTTATCATATATTTCTTTATTAAAGAAATTATTATATACTTTTCTTTTTGGCATTGTTATTTTCCTTATTTTTTCGCTTTGTTTCTATCATTTTATTAATGGAATCTTGAGAAATAACCCTTCCTTTTTCAGATTCCGATATTTTATGTTTTGTTTCTTCTGATAATTTTCTTCCTTTTTTCGCATCAGACATCTTTTTTCTGGTCTCTTCGGAAGGATTTTTTGCTTTTTCAGATATTTTTATTTTAGATTCTTCACTGTGGTGTTTTCCAAAAAATGGGCCATTTTCTCCAGAAAAATCTGGCATATTATCAATCATCTTTTTCTTACTCTCTTCCGACATCTTTTTTCCATAATTAGGATTATTTTCTCCACTTAGTGCCTCAGATATTTTCTTTTTTTGTTCTTCCGGAAGAGTTTTTCCTATATGAGATTCGGACATTTTTAATCTCGTTTCATCGGATGGAGTTTTTCCAAAATTAGGGTTGTTTTTTCCGGCATTTCTTTTCGACATATTCTGTTTAAATTCTTCGGAACGAACAATTCCTAAATTACTATCAACACATTCTCTAATATTATAAGAAAGATCTTGCTTTTTATAAAAATCATTTAAAGATTGTTCATAATAAGTAAGAATCTTTTTGTCTTTTTCGCAAATTAATAAAATCTTAAAAATAAAATTGGCAGCACCATATTTATTATAAGCTCGTTGTAAATGTATATTTCCATGATTATTTCTTCTCAATTCAGAAAAATGATAATATTTTCTATTAATCAAAACCGAAGCTTGTCCTATATATTTTTTTCCATCAATTAAATTTTCTATACAATAAATTCCAGAATATTTTTCTTCTTTTTTTACTTTCATATAATCCTCGCTAAAATATAAACTTTATTTCTGTTCTAGGATTATCTTTAGAATAATTGCCTCTTATAAGCAAAGATTCTACATGATTAAAATCATCATCAATTAGCAATCCAGAAACAGTAAATGAATCAAATAAATTTTTTGGAGTAAAATTGTCCGCGTCGTGTTTTCTTTTACTATCAAAAAAATATTCAATTTCTATTTTGCATTTATCTATTTTCATATTTTCTAAATTATTATATTTAACCAACCACGCCCCAAATTCTTTCCATTGTTGTTTAGAATTATTCATTTGGTTTCTTGGCATTATCATCCAAGTATTCAGAGATGGGGGAATTGGCTTCTCAATTGGCTTTTTCCTGCGCTTTGGATATTTTTCAAAATAATATTTGTTATAATCATCCAAAACAGAATTATTTATAACTATTTTAATTTCATTCATATTTCCTCTTAAAAATCCCTATGAATCATAGGGATTTATTTTCTCAAAAACCAAATAAAATCAACATTTTATGCTATTTTGCTTTCAAAAAAAGAAGACAGGGGAGTTAGCCCTGTCTTCCATACCAATAATCTATTTCTTGCCAAGCTGCTTAGATTTAAGAGACTGTCTCTCTAAACCGGCATCCTTCATGTCTTTAACCGCAGCTTCAATGGCAGCAGCAACCAAATCTAAATCAACAACAATGCCTTGTGTAGCCAAAAACTTTTCAGCCAAATCCAACGCCCATTTCTTTTTATCTTCAATAATGGTGTCAATTCCAGCTTGCTCTGCGGCAGCTACCACTAACGCAGCAACTCGTTCTACTTCTGCAAATAAATCAGGATTGGTAGCTTTGGCTTCTGCCCACAATTTCTTTGCCAAAGAAACAGCCACACCAATTAAGGAAAGCGCTACGCCAACACCAACACTCATCAAAACATTTTGCAAAAAAGCACTCAAAAACGTAGAATCCATTTATTTATCTCCTTTTCAGATAATAAAAAATAATATGATAAGAGCATGTCTTTATGCTCTTTAAAACACAATTTCATTAGGAATAATATCCTTCGAATCGAGAAAGAAGTTTGGTGCGAAAACTATTAGTAAATTTTTCACTAATTTCTTCTAAGGATGGAGTCCAAAAGTCTCTTGTTCCTTTATGCTTCCACCATTCATATGTTCCGTCCTTACGACTCCAATCCCATTCAATACCGTTAAGAATAGCCTCTGTCATAATTGATCGTCTGTCTTCCCCATCATAGCTTTTATGGCTTGGATATTCGCTTCGCATACGATTTGGGTCACTAAATATCTCATAAGCGATACTTCTTCCCATTTCCGATAATCCTTCATCGACACCGGTCATCAATCTTTCTTTAGTCCAGCTACCAAGATAACCACCATCTTCACCCCAGCGATGATATTGCCTGACTTCACTTTTCCACCAATCGTAGACATATTCTTGTACATTTTTTCGCACAATTTCCAGTGCTTCTTCCGAGCATTCGTTTATTACTTCTTTTAAATTGCTCATTATGACAGATTCGAGAGCCATATCATTATCAATATCCATGGCACGCCTCCTCTAGCACTTGGGATTATATTGGTCTTTATATCTTATTTTTAATTTTTCGTTATAACCACATTCTGTACATTGAACATATTGATCTGTATAGTCAACGCCATTATCATTATGTGTTTTTGATATTACTTCTAATTCTCCTTCACACTCTGGACAAGCTCTAGATAGTTTTCGTTGTTTTTTGATACGATCAGACATTACTGAGAAACTTCTTTCTTATTAATTCTTTTCCTAGTCTTTTTCTCTGGATTGGAGGAAACAGCGGGAGTATTCACTTGCACAGATTCCAAAGTTGATTTAAATGTTTCTGCTGCTTTTTTCATTCCTTCGTCAGAAATATCAGCATTGGCAAATTTATCCACTAAATCCATAACCGAATTAGCTAATTTGTCAAAAGTTGTACCAATAGATTTATTTAAAGCACTATCTTCTCGGATTCGAGTAAAAATATTTTCAAGTTCTATTCTGAAGTCAACGTAATTTAATATCTGTCCACGAATAAATTCCCATAAACCACTAGATGTAATATTTTCAAAACCAGAATTATTTTCATTATCAATAGAAAGATCTGTACATAAATCTACAATGCCAATAATGACAGCATATTCTGCTTCAAATTCTTTCATAGCATAAGTATAATCAGCATTATCGTTTTTAAAAATAGCATTCAAATATGCTTCAGATAATTTCAGCTTATCGTTTAAAGATAAGTATGGCTTTATACTAAACTCACCTTGCTTGCCAAATTCTGTACGTATCCATTCCATAGGCACTACTTTAATTTTTTGTTTTTGCATTCCTTTTGACCTTAAATATAGATTAATTTTGGATGGGGATGTTATTCCCCATCCTTAGATTTATTTCTTGTAAGAGAAAATTCACTACAATATGATTTATTTTCTATCATTACATAATGATTGAGTTGTCCGCACCATCGTACAAATTTACAATGATTTCCCTTATAATCACCTTCTTGGCAAATGAAAAATATTCCTGTTTCACCTTCTATCTGCATTTGTTCTCCATTTGCGCAAATCATTTTTAGCCAGTTACATTAATAGTTACATAGTCAACTAGTGAACCACTTGGATACGTTACAGCAATAGTAATAGCCTGAGCAGCGATAAGCGAACTAGCAGAAGTAGAAACTACACCCGTAGACGCTCCAACAGTAATGTTTGAGCCAGAACTGCCTGAACGAGCAAAAGTACAATCTGTAGTAATATTGGTATTTGCGTATACTCCACCTTTAATACCTAAAACAGAAATTTGCGTGCTCTCTGCCGTTAATTTAGGCCATGTAATAGTGGATGGAATCGCAGCAATATTGGTATATGCGGCGGTTGTAGAAACAGGAATATATGTAACTTTGGCATAGTAATCTCCGCTGGTACAATCTGTTGCGGTCACTGCTAAAGCTTTACCGGTGATTTTTTCTGTACTAACACCGTTTGCCGTTAAATTAAGAGTATAATTACCAGCAATCTGAAAACTAGGAATGTTGATTTGTAATTTCTTCAAAACACTAGTATGAGATTGATCATAAATATCCGCAAGCAAAGTCAGATCAACAATGCTAGGAGGAGTTGTAGCGCCAACAGTAATCTGATCGGCAGTTTTGCTGGTTTCATAAATAGCCGTTACTCTTTGATTGGGACATCCAGACAATTGAATATCTTTTGTGGATGGGGTTACGGTTTGAACAGTAACGCCATCTGCCAAAACTACACTTACGTTTCCGATTGGTGTTAAAGTAATTTGTGCTGCGCTAGATGCAGAAGTCGTCAAGCAGTCTGTTTGAACCACTCTAACTGCCCCAGTAGAAACAGTCGAGCCAACATTCAAAGAAATAAATTGTTCTCCAAAAGTAGCCTGTTCAATATCAACAGTTAATTCTCTCGTGTGATAGTAACTATATAAAAGTTTATTTCCAATACCTCCACGAACGTCTGTATTCGCCATAGTAAGATTAAAAGCACTACTAATATTAGCTGTCCCAAGCATAATGGTATCGCCCGTTGCAGCATCTCTAACAATAGCATCGGCTACGCTAACTAATTGTTCATAATCCATATTTTTCTCCTTCTTTATTTTTCAATTTTTATTTGACTATTTGGATCACTAAAACCACTATCAGCCAAGAATTTATCTTTACCAACAAAAATACTATCATAACGACCAGATTTTTCAACATGCCTAAGATAATGTTTAAAAAGTTCATCTTTTTTATTTTTAGCCGTTATTTGTTGACTAACTTCAAGCGGTTTAAAAAGACTATATTCTTTAAGCATTGCTTCTCTTTCAAATCGTGCTTGAAATTGAAACAATGTTTTCTCTCCTGTTTCTATTTCTGATAAACCTGTTAACGCACAAAACGAAAATATCTCGTCTTTTAAATCCATATCTAGCATGTCTTTTTGCATAAAAGCCAATTTATCTTCAAGCTCCGGGTTATAACTTTCTATATATTCTATAGACGTGCCATTTTGTTCTAATATTATTTCTCTGAGATTATCGAAATCTTGTTCTGTAAAAATAATATCATTTATAAATATAAACAAAGCAAATTTCTCAAACAAATCTCTTCCTTCCGGAGTTTCCTCATGCTTATAATGAATAGGATCATTATCACCATAGTCTTTTGAATCAGGCTTGCCTATTTGTGTCACATGATATAAAAAATCCAAAAGTTCATTTGGCTCTATGTGCACTGCATATAGTAGAAATTTAAGATAACTCATTCTGAGTATATCTCTATCGGCAATATAAGATTTTGGTTGACAAAATAATTTATAAAACAATTTTTTATATTTTGTTTCTTTTATTTTAATAGGATAAAATTTTACTCCCTTATATTCCTGTGGCAATCCCCAGATGTCATTATCGGGATTATAAGTTTGTTGGACTATGCTATTCATATTATATCCAGTTGCAAAACACAGCAACACTTCCCTTGAAATTGATTTGTCCAGCAAGGGTCATTCTACATCTGCTTGAAGCTCTCGAATCAAAGTAAAGTCTACCAAGTCCACCAATTTCTGCCCCATTAAATGTTTCTATTATTTGTTGAATTATAGTAATGACACGAGCTTGATAGTTTGAAAGTGTATTCGACTTAAATGGTGCATAGCATTCAAACGCCATACTAACATTGCCATAGATGTAATTAACAGGAATCAATTCCATCGGATGAATTCTTAATATAGCGGATTCTGTGGTAATAGCATCGTCTTGTCCGACATCAAGGAATATTTTATAGTCATTTTGATTAGGCATCCCATTATAAATAAGAGCACCTTTTTCTGCCTTAGTTAAATTAGGGTGGGTTGTGTCATTTTTATAAGCGTCTCTATCTGTATATTTTAATAGTTTCCACACCGTATCGTTATTGTCCATAAGGTATTTGATACAATTATAGGATAGGAGTGGCAAGTTCTCAAATTTATTGTATGAATCTTTTCTAGCATCTGTTGTTGTCATATTTATCTCCTACCAAGCTCCAGCAAGGCTCACATCAAAGATTCTACTTCCAGAACTACCACTACATAATATTAATAATGGATAATCCATATATCGCTCATTGTTGACTACACTGAATGTATTTGAGGTTAGGGATGTGAAGGTATAGTTTGATACAGGAACATTTGAGCCAGAAACACTAAAGATAAATGAACCTGATAGTATAGTAGAACCTGAGTAGTAATGGGCATCGTAGATTTGAGAGCCGGACTCTAATATTGTTCCGTTGTTGGGAGTGATGACTATATTTGCTATAGAAGAAGCGGATGAATTATATTTATAATAGTCAGCTACACCATTGACTATATCATCAGTGTCATAATTATCTTGAGTTGTTATTACGTCTAGTGTTAGTAATTGCGCTGAAACATTATTTAAAGTTTTAAGATTTTGGTTATTTCTGATTCCTCCTCCAACGACTTTAAAACAAATCCAATTATCAGAATTGCCCATAAGAAAACGCTGCCCCTCACGGATTTTTCTGGTGACAGAATTTAATTGGCAATAAAACTTTGTAAGTCCACCTGGAGTCACAAGATTTGTATTTGGTGTATCATCTCGTGGGTTATTCAAAATTTCTTCTACAACACAAGGAACTGATTGAACGATACCATTAGAGTCCGTCCATCGTAATACGTTAGAGCATCGGCGAATTGTCACTGAAGCCGTTAAGCTCTTTATGTTTTCGCAATTCGTAACCAACCAGAAATTGTCACTAAATGAATATAGCATCCCTACCGATACAGGATGGGCTATATCTTCAAATATAATTCTTTTCCAGTCATCTCCTTTTCGAATTCCAGTCAGAGGCTCCACACACGACGTAATTCTTACTCTAATGTTAGTATATGATCCACTAGCAAACGGAGATTCCTCCAAAATGTCGAACACATCTGTAGCATTGTCGAATTGATAAGATAAACCTGCTTGAAAATCATTTATCCATGCTGCACTAGCAGAAGTAGGTACAGTTGGAAGGGCACATGTGTAATATTTATATGTCAATATCTGTACCTCCTATTCTATAATATTTAATCTAGCATCATCTCCATATAATTCGCTAGCTTTCGTATTATATGCTAGCGCAGCCTCGTTTTCTGTTTTAAAATAACCGATAAGAAATGTTTTTCCATTTTTGGTTATTCTAGACCTCCACTTTGTTCCCTCAACAAAAAAAGAAACTCCCACGTAATTACTAGAATATTCTCCGGATTTTTTCTTCCCTGCTTTTCCTAAAGACATATTTTCTTTTACTTCTTCAGACCAATGTATTCCAAAATTTGGATTTTTATTCCCCATATGAGAAATAGAATTTTTTAAATTTATTTCTTCAGACCAATGTTTTCCAAACATAGGATGATCTTCTCCTATAAACTTTCCTTTTCTTGCGCTTGATAATTTTTTTCTTGTTTTTTTAGATGATTTAACTCCAAGTCTACTCTCAACACAATTTCTACATATATTGTATGCCGGATGTAAAATGTCAACATAATGTTGCTCATAATATGTAAGAGTTTCTTTATCTTTTTCACAAATCAATAATATTTCAAAAATAAAACTATCTTCTCCATATTTGTTAAAGGCTCTTTGCAAATGTCTATTCCTATGAGTATTCTTTCTCAATGTATAAAAATGATTTCTCTCTCTATTTTCTAAAATAGCAGCTTGCCCAATATACATATCACCATTCAAAATATTTTCTATTTTATAAATACCGCTAAACTTTCTTTTTTTCATAATTTTTCTCCAAACTCCAAAATATAAGAATGGGAAGAGGGAGTTTCTCTTTTCAGTTGAGGAGCGACCCCAACCTATCCCATTCTTTTTACTACCAAACTAAGGATTGAAAATCTGATTATTCCATGAACTCCAATCAACATTGTGAGCATAGCTGTAAGATATTAATCGCTGCGAAAGATGCTCCTTCTTTACATTCAAGTAAGCAGTTCTTTCTCTAATATTTTGAGCAGGAGAAAAAGGTTTAAAATCGCGATCACCAAATGTATTAGCTAAAGTGCGCTGATCTTGGATACCCTTTTCAAGCCAGTACAATTCAAGATGCATCGAAAGAAGAATCTGATTCTCCATAGTAAGATCTTGTGCAAATTCTCCATCCGCAGAACCAGATACAACTGTATAGGCTAAATCTTGATTACAATATGGAGAAAAATCCATGATTGCCTTGAGCACCCAAGGTTCACAATATTGATTAAGCACCTGAGATCCTGATGCATTATAAATAGTATCTAATTTATAATCAGCTATTGACGACAAAAATATGTCCATCACCTGTGTTAAGGTCGTACCCATAGACCTCCTTTCTCTAATGTAATTACAAAAATTCCCTTACAACTTCGACATTGCAAGGGAGATAAGAATCAATATTTTTACTAATTTTCACCAAATTATTGTATTAAAACACAATAAAATGTTTGTTTTATGATATAAACAAAAATGCTTATTTATTTTTACTTTTATTTTCTTCCTCTAAAACTTCTAACGCATCCAAGGTATTCTTGACTCTTTTTTGAATATCTATACCAGAAACCTTAGATAAAATACCAACCAAATTAAGATCAACATTTTCTTCAGCAAGCATCTTATCAACAACAAATTTTACGATTACACCTTGCTGTTTAGGATTAGCCTTCTGAAATAATTCGGTTGCATCTTTTTCATTTGATAAGATTCTCTCAATCTGTTCTTTATTTAATATCTTATCATAAACATCATTCAATCCCTCGAAATCAATAACACGATCATCAAGAATATAATAATATCCTGCTTCTAAGAAATTTTTCTGATTGTTATTTATTTCTAATAAATCACTATACAAAATATTTTTTGTTTCTCCAAATCTGTCAAAACTAAATGTCTTTCCCAACCCATGAGGACGAGTAGCTAAATTTAATTTATTAGCACATAAAGACATCACTTTTACAAATTCATTTGGAGCAATTGGCTTCACTTCTGTTTTTTCTTCTTTTTTATTCTCTGTTAATGCTTTAAACTTTGCATTTAACTCCTCATTTTGCTTCATAAGAAAAGCTATTTTCTGATCAGGAGTCATTTCCTCGTCAATAGACTTGGATTTTATTGTCATTTTATTTATGTCCCTTCTTGATTTTTGTCTAGATAATAATCTTGGCATAATATTTATGCTTTCTTTATTTTTATAGATGGGGGATATTACTCCCCCATCTATATTGGAAATATTTATTTATAAATAATAGAAACAAAGTATTGCTACTATTGTTACATTAATTATCCCTATAAGGTAATCAGGCCAGCCAATGCTGACGTGCACACAGCCGCTTTCCAGTTCTTAATAAAGGTAGCATTCTGCATAAGCATAGCCGAACCCCAAGTTTCAGAGACATTGGAAAGAGTAGCTCCGCCAATAACACATTTGATGATTTTATCAGTTCCCGGAGCAACAACCCACAGAGAGGTATCACTAATATATGTAGCAAATGGATTTGTCCAATCTGCGATCTGTGGAATTTCAAAAGTATCAACACCGCCAATGGTACGAACATATCCCAATTTCATGAATGGGCTTTCAATATCATAGCGGTAATTTCCATCATCTGGGAAAACGTTTGACAAAGCAACTTTAGTTCCCATCAGAATTGCTTTTGCTCCACCGCTAAAAGAAGATACTTTAGCTTGAAGTTTCAACAGGTCGGCCATTGTATAGCCAGTAACTTGCAAACCAGTTGTTGCATCGGTTGATGTGGCTGCAAGTCCAGCAGCAAAAGCAGTATAAATATCTTTTGTCATCTCGGTTTCGAGTGATTTGATGGCACGAACTGTAAATTCAGCAAGGCTTTCGGAACCATTGAGTACACGGAATAAGGACACACCAACAGTAATCTCGTGTCCTTCGGGATTAATAGTAACCTGCTTGCGGAAAGCTTTCTGCATTTCTGCTTCACGCATTCCAGCACCACGACCAGCTTTAGTTACATGGAACAAATCACGAGTCTGAACATCAAATACACCGGTTTCCCCATAGCCCAGCACCTTTATTTCGGCATACGCGGAAGTTCCTTCTACCATAGTGGAAGGAAGCACTGCATCAATCATCTGACTAACAATATTTGCGGCAGCCCAACAGACCTGTGGATTAGTAGCAGCCTGTTCCATGGGAACACTAGTAATATCGAAATTAGCCTTTTTGCTAATTTCTTTGATGAGCATAACGTTCAAAGCTTTTTCTTTATCTTCAAGGGTAACTGTCTTGCCATCTATTTCTTGAGTATAAGAAAACTTTTTATCCCCATGCTCACTACGATAGTGATTCCAAAAATCAACAAAATTTTCGTATAGCGTAGTGTCTCCCGCTGCGAAAGTTACAACACTTGCAGGTAATTTAATAGTCATATTTTATATTTCTCCTTTTTTATTATTTATTTTAGCCAAGTAAAAACATGACCGTAAATTTAGTTACCAACAACTTGGAATTTATAGGCTGTAATACGGCCTGTTCCAATTGCAGAACCATTTGCACTAGGAATATAAGTTGTTTTCAGGTATTTCAAAGAAAGACCAGTGGAAGCAGCGGGGGCCCAAGCAAATTTAAAACTTCCATCTACTGGAACGGCATAAGCCTGTGCAGTTGCACTATCTAATCCATCAGAAGTCATAGTGATAATATCACCTTTCTGAAGATGGAATCCAAAAGATGTCGCACTTGCAGAAATATAATAATCCTGAATATTGCCAAGTCCATAGTAGACATTAGTTCCGGCAAGAGCAAAAGGTTGCTCTGGATTTCCAGCCATCCAGCAGTCGGTTGCAGAAGCTGACGTTGGAGCGGTAGCAACAAAAACCTCGTCTGTTTCTCCGGCAGTGCTAGATAATGTCAAAAGCTGAAAAACGTTTCCGTTATCCAAAGCAGATGCGCAAGTAATGGGACGAACAAAAGCGTCCACGTCCTTAGCTGCGACCTTGTTCAAAACAATTACGTTATGATTTGCCATATTTAAATTTCTCCTTTTTTCATTTTTATATTAAAACTATTTTTTAACCCAGCCATGAGTAAGATCTGGCTTGTCTTTATTGCCTTGATTCCAAGGCAAAGCCATTCTCATAATACCGTCATTGGGTTTTCTATCTTTAGAATACGAAAATGCATCTGCTCTAACTTTATTCTTCCAAGCATCAACATTATCTAGACTAAAGTTTTTACTATCTTCTCTGGCTTCATCAACCTTATCTTTAGGCATAGTATCAACAACATCTTTCAATGTTGATTCAACTTCGAAGGCAAATTGTTTGGCTTCAATATCAGCTTTGAATTTCTTCAGTTCATCAAATTCTGCCATATAAACATCTTTATCTTCTTGTGCCTTTTTCAAATCTTCTGCCATCTTACACATTTTATCCAAAGAAGCTTTATGAATCATGCCGTGATCAAAATCTCCAGTACCAGTCTTATATTTAGCAACCATTTCTTCATTGGCTTCAGTTGCGCCTTCCAGAAAAGCCAATAAAGCTGATATATCAAGATTTTCATCTAAAGACATTTTCTCTTCTTTAGTCTCTTTTTCTTCATCTTTGGCTTCTTCTTCAGAAGTTTCTTCTTTGTTTTCCCCCTCTTCTTTTTGTTCCTTCTTTTCTTCATCTGGAGTTTCTTTTTCTGGCTCTTTTACAGCCATTTCTTCTGTCTTTTCTTCTTTTTCTTTTAGGTCTTTTTCATCTTCCACAGACATTTCCTCCTTTTCGGTTTTATTCAAACCGAGTTTCGTTTGTATCGATTCGACTTTGTTTGCAACAGCGCTTTCTCCTTGACCCTTGGCTCGTCCAAGAGCAGCGGATAATCCACTCTTATTGTAAACAAAAGTATCACCAACTAATTGCATAACTGGATATTTCAAACTTGAACTCGGATGGTCTTCCCAACCATCTTCAACCAATAAATATACATCATGTACTAAAGATTTATAATTACTTGCGCCCAATACTTTGTGCATTAACGCTGTTTTATCAACATCTCCCCATGCTGTATCAGATACTTTTTCTTTAGATTTATCCGCTGTTAATGCAGAGCCTTTGCCTAAATCTTCTTTGGCAAATTCTTCAGTCATATCTACCTCCTCAGACATTGATTCTTTTTTGACCCAATGTCCATTTTCTACTTTATGGTTCTTCTTAAATTGTGAAATTGCAATTGCCCAGCCATTTTTTTCTTCACTAACACCAATAGCATCAGCAACTCTAGCTATTTCGTTAGCTTGAGCCAAAGAAATGGGGGGATTAATGCCTTTTAATGCGGGGTTGATATCACCAATACTCTTATATGGAAAAGTAATTACATCATCTTCTCCAAAATAAGATAATTGTCTATTATCAATCTCATCAACAGCAGACATAATTTCCTTGCACCATTTTGCTCCTTCTTTACCACCGAAAAATCCTAAAGTAATATCATCCGGTAATATTTTTCTATTGAAAAATTTACACATCATTCTTATTTTTTCGGGAGTTGCTTTTTCATTTTTTGCAAGGAATCGTCCCATAGCTAAAGATATGCTGGTAGCATTATTTCCTTTTTCTTTATATGTATCCAAGGATTTCTGAGCAGATAATTTTACTTTTTTCGGAATAGTAAAATCTATATCGGCATATTTATTAGAAAATTCTAATTCATAAGCACGAAGATATTCTTCTTGCTCTTTTGATGCAAATGCAACTAAATCAGCCTTGGCATTTCTTATTGCGGGAAGTACGGATTCGCCGAGAACCGTTATCCCTTGATAACAGTAACTGAGCAATTCTGGAATGCCAAAATTAGAAGTCTCATTCTCTTCCAAAACTTCCATCTCGACGCTAACCGACTTGCTTTTGTCTCTTTTAAAAATATCTGTCATTTTCCCGGCATATCTAACCCATAACTTACCAATAACACTCATCATTACACGAGAATCTTCCAATTTCCTAAATTCTATAGGACTATCTTTGGGAATAAATCCACAAATTATTTGATTATCAGAATGAGTTGTTGCATCATCTTTAGCGCGACTATATTCCCAGATTATCGGCTTTTCAAGAATAGTTTGTGCCGTTTTTTTGAGTGTATCTTCACTAACATATAATGAATGCCTGTTATTTCCACTAGCAAAAGCATCTATTTTCAAGGTAGCAAATTGCGAATTATTCGATTCTTCAATTAATTCGACATTTTCAACCGCAAAACTTAATTTTTCTGTCAAATTTTTATTCTCCTTTCTTCAAGGATTCCTATCAATAATTATCCTAAGAATATTTCAATAATATCTTTGCCCACCATGGAGCAAAAGATAAAATTTCTTTTGTAAGTTCACTGTCTGCAAAATAATAGTCATTATTTATTTTAGAAAGTAGTGGCACGTTTCTTTCTAGAAGATACTGTGCCACTATCTTATTACATTTTATTTTGTTAGTGATTTTATCTGGATTTATAATATACATTACTTAATCCATTTTTTATTTTTCGCATCGAATTCACTCAAGATAATAAAATCGTCTATATCGTGATCAAACCTTATCCAATCGTTATTATATAAAAGTCCTTTATCAACAAGTAATATACATTGATTCGTTACAGGTATTAAAAGTCTACTATATTTCTCTAAGAAAGAAACAGTTGTAAGATCAGACGATTCTGTTGCTAGAACATGTGTTTCATAACATAATGATTCTAAATCTTGCATAAATTCTAATGCTTTTTCAAAGAAATCTATTGGTGAAGAATAATCTGTATCGTCTCTAGGTGTTTCGCCATAAATAGTAAGACAATTTCTAGAAGATTGATAGTCCGAAACAACATCTGCTAACATAGGAAATAAATGAGCTAATTTTTCGTGTAAAATAGATGATGTTTTGTTCATAACAAACTTTACATCCAAAACACTCATAGCTCTATCACATACTCTATTTCCTAAGAAACAAAATGTTACTATATCGTTGAGTTTTTCATTTAATTTATTATCAATCAAAGATCTCAAAATATAAGACCTCCTTTCTCTCAATATAAATTAATTTGATTACCAAGCTACGTATTTCAAAGAATCGTTTGCGGCAAGAACGATAGATGACCCACCAACACCATGAGTAACTACGATTGTACCGGCAACACTACCACTAACCCATTTAGCATTAATAATAGGGCTACCAGAGCGTAAGTCTTGACCCACAAAGCCTGTCACAACATCTAAACCAGTAGTAATAACAACTCTGCTACCAGCAGCTTCGGCAGAACTAACAACAACACTACCTGCGGTAATACCAGTAGCAGGCATATTGCCAACAAGAGTTCCCAAAGAAGCATCTTTGGCGGCACGATTCATTTTATTCAATTTGTTAATTTTAGCTGTAGTTAAAGTCATTTTATTTTCCTCCATAGAAAAATTGTTTGTATTTATATGCGGAGCCAGATAGTAATACTACTTATCCGTTACATATAAAAGATTGATATATTTATTTTTTGTTATTTGTTTCTAAAAAAGAAACTCCACATAGCTATAATAAAATTAATAATATTAAATTTGGCATTTTTATCTGCATTAGGAATTTGAGAATTATTTTTTTCTATTTCTACTGCTGTTAGTGCTTCTCCACCCCATCTTTTCAACAGTTTCTCAAAGTCTTTCGCAGAGATATATGCCTTTCCTTTTTTACCCCATCTGCCATCCCATGAATTTTGAATACCAATATAATTATCTTTTGTCCATTCGTTTATAAGGTAAGCATGACCACCTAAAATATTACCAGTAAGATGTATAATGTTATTTTCATCAGGCGTTTCCATACCTTCCGTCCAATCAGTACCTACAATTAGAGGGCCTTTATTGAGTAGCCAATACTTGACTTCATCTATTGTCTTTGCCCAAGCATAACCTTGAATAATATTAAGATCTACAAGTACTTTAGCGGCGCTACGAATATCACTACCATTCTCCATATTAGGTTGACCATCTTTTATTTTACAAAGATAATAGAAATTGTGACCATCTTTATTGGTATATTTTGTGGGAGTGGGATAGTTTATACCGAAGTCTGCCATAGAAAATCCGACGCAGTGAGGTTGGTCGTATTGATCGAGAGGTTCTAATGGAAATTCCCAACATTGTTCTGTTTTTTGTTCTGATTCGACTGTTTTATGTATAAATGTTTTTAATTCATAATCTCTTGAATCATAAGGAGAAGGTATTCGTCCGAAACCACCATGAGTCATATATGTTACCTCCTTTTTGTTAATTGTTAATTATTATTATCCTATAAAATCGGGATTTCATTATTATTTATTTTTCTTTACTTTGGATAAGTTGGAACCTGATGCCCTTGTGTCTGCTCCAGACTCTGCTAAATCAGAATCTTGTTTTGAAGGTCTGCCAGCTTGTGCTTCTGCGGATTGTTGTGCAGCAGGAATAATTGGTGTAAGATTGTCTGTCCATCCGTTAGCTCTGGCTTCATCGAGTTGGGCTTGGAATGTGAAGGGGTTTTTCCCTATAGCCGCACTAATGGACTGAGGTAAAATAATGCCCTGTCCCATCAAAGTTGTTTGCGTTTCAAGTCTTCGCTGTCTATCCAAATAGGTATTAGAACCTTCTAAATTAATCCCAAATTTATAATATTTTGTTAGTTTATTAATTTGATATTCTAAAAATCTATTAAAATATGGATATATCTCCATTGCTGAAAGTTCATCAATTTGAGTCGAAAGCATTGTCTCAATTTGATTTGGACGATAATCTCCACCCGTATAAATACTCCCTGCATTAATGCCAGACAAGCCTATTGTATTTTTAGTCCAACTAGATTGAATTTCATTATTTCCATCAAATTGAATTGCGCCTATACTGTCCAAAGGAGCGGCCACAATGTTTACAGATTCGTTTATAGCAGATCTCATTAATTGCAAAAATTTTCCAAGAACTTCTGGCGACATAGCATAAGCATCTTTTACATTCGCCTTTTGTTCCTTTAGCATTTCTACTTTCCCCGCCAAAATTTTTACAGCTTCCGCTGCGTAGCTGCTCTTCTGCAAGTTTCTAATAAGGTTTTGATTTGCCAAATCTGGAAATAGACCGCAAAAGAAAGGTGTTCTCGTAATTTTTTCTGGATTAAGTTTCCACGCCCAAAAACCATCCGCTGGAGAGCAATCGGCAAAATATGTCCATGTGCTATCTCTTCTTAAATCAATATTTATAGACGGATCATAGCCTGCGGTATTATTTTTTGTAAATATTTTACTATAAGTCTCTTTGAAGATAGGGGGAAATAAATCTAAATCAATACCTTGTCTTAAAAAGAAACTATAATCAAAACTAAACAATAACCCATAATCCCAACGTCCAGTAATTAAACTGTAATCACTTGGAAGTTGTTGGATAGTGAACATCGATCCCTCGTCCCTAAAGACTGAGAAAAACGTATCCTCACGATATAATTGTTTAATTACTGTTCCGAATTCCTTTTTCACGTCAAAAGCGTCGAGGAATCCCTTTACAATATCTAGATCTTTTTTGTATTTTGGAGAGGTATAATTAGATGTCTCGCCAATATTTTTACAATAATATGTTAAATCCCATGCCAACAAATCACTCATATAGGCAAGTAATCTTCGATAAGGACTGCTTGTTACCTCAAAGGATTCTGACATAGAAAGAAGTTCTTTTTCGGAACTCTTAGGACTTTCTAATGCGCGTTGGACACTTTCACTCGTTATTGCCCCATTCGTTCCACGCATTGTCATATCTTGCATACGTGAATTCAACAAACTGGGGTTAAATACACTCGGATAAATGCCTAAACTTTGAGCGTAAGCTTGAGCAAAGCGCAATGCTGTTTGTATTTCTTGTTCAGAAGATAAGATATCATTATCTATAACTTCAACTGTTTTTCTTTTGGCTGCCAAATAAAGTTACCTCCCTTCTTCGAGATTTAATTCTAAACTTAATTCTTTTATAAGAATTTGTTCGATGTTATTCTTTTCCCAATAAGGAATTTCTATTAATTTTATATTATTATTTTTACAATAATCGCGTTTGATTTGATCGTGTTTTTGCATTATTAACATATTTTCTTTTGTAATAAAACCTTCTACCCAATTGTAATGGAAACGCCCTTGATATTCAATTAAAATTAAAGTATCTTTAACCCAACAAGCACAATCAAAAGGCAAAGATCTTTTATCTTTACAATTATTAATCTTATATTGAGGAATATTTTTAATTTTTCTATCATTAAAAAAATTATAAATTATTTTTTCTCCTTTGGATGATTTGCAATTAGGACAACCAGATTTATTTAAACAAGTTCTAGCATTTATTTTTGCTTGATATGAAGTACCACATTTTGGACATATCCACCAAACAGATATAATACTTGAAGGAGCCAACCTATATGGATTTTTTTCGTTCTTATTCCAGTCCCATTGCAAAAGAAGATCTGGATGTAATATTGCAAAATTATAATTATCTGAAAGTATATTTTCTATTTGCTTACTTCTACCTCTTTTTCTAGAACACGTATTGCACCTATATCCTTGTCTAAATCCATCAAATGTTGTATCATATTTTTTTCCACAAGAATTACATTTTATATCTAATTCTTGTCTATTGTTTATATAAAAAGTAGAAATTAGCTCATCGCCATCTCCATAATTTAAAATAAAATCTCTTACATATTCAAAACTAAATCTTTGTTTCTCTGAAGCAGAAATTCTTCCACAAATGTTACATCCTCGACCACTTCTAAATTTTCCAAAAGTTGTTTTATATAAATGTCCATTTTTACAAACAACATCAAGACGAAAATCATTTCCGCAATATTCAGTTGATATTAGTTCACAACCAACTTCTTCAAAACAAGACTTAACATATTCATAGGAAAATGTATTATTTTCTCCTCTTATTTTTGCCATACAAACCATATGGCGATGTCCTAAATGATAACTTTTCCACACTGCATCATATTCTTTACTACATATATGACATTTATAAGTTAATTTTTTATTAGCATTCACATAAACATCACTAATTAACTCATCCCCATTACCATTTTCTTCAACAAATTTTCTTACTAAATCAATGTTCCATTTTATAGCCATAAAATATCCTCCTGTAGATTATTCCTGATAATATAATAGTAGAGAGAAATCGTTCAGGAATACGACTTGTCGAGCGGCCACTCTATCTCTCTACTTTTATAACATTAAAATATTTGTGTTAAACCAGATATAATATCCCAATCGGAAGAAGTATCTTCTTCTCTTATCAACTCTTGATCAAAAGAAGATATGACCCAATTAGCATATAAAATTGCCGAATACCGATCTTTATAACATCCTGATTTTTCTGTTAATTTTATTTTTCCACCAACTAAGCTCATATCAAGATTAATGCATTCTGATATCATAAGATTTGTGTTCAAATAGGGAGACATATAAAAAGCGTAAAGATCAGAATCATTGGCATCTTGAGTAAATTCAGGAATATTCCTTATTAAGAATTCTTCTGCATCTCCATCGGAAATCAAGAAATGCCATAATTTTTTCTGTAATGACATTCTTAGAGAACTAGCCATTTGACTATTAGATTCTTGACTAGCAGAAATTGGAAACATTACGGGCAAAGGATTCAAACTTCTAGTATGATTTTTAACTAAATCTTCTCTTGCATCTTTTTTTATAAAGTCAAAAATATCATCAACAATACCAAGAGCAGGATATGTTATACCTCTGTCATCACAAATAGTCGGTTCCGTAAGGGAATTCCAGACTCCGATTCCAGCGTTTTGCACATCAATCACCAAATAATCGCTTTCGAAATCAAAATATATGTCTTTTATTCTTCTAGCTTGAACTTCAACATCCCTGCCTTTATGGGATTCCATATAGCAAAGATGACGCTCATAGCCCTTGCCAAGAATCGGTATAAGTCTAATGGTAGCTATAATACTATTATCATTTGCTTTATTAGCTCTCGTAGCTAAATCAACCGTCGTTATTCGTATTTCACCATCGACTTTTTTTATTTCATTTTTATTCTTTTTAGAATAATTATCATCTCTTTGAGGATAAAAAGCTCTTTTTAAATTTCTAGGAAATAAGACTGGCTTAAAATAACTTTTCCCGCTAGAGCCACTTGGGATATTTAAATATTCCATTTGGGCAGAAACAGAATCCATGTCCGCCATTTCATTTTTTATCATTTCTTCTGTTTTAATATTGTGATATAATACTAAAAGATAATCAAATGCTAAGAAATTAGCAGTTTCATCTCCCTCCGCCATTCTTTTTATACATGATTTCACATATGTATACCAATACTCAGATGTATACCATGCGCTCGTGATATAAGAAATTCTTCCTTCCTCTTTGAGTAAAGGATCATTTTTATATTCTGGCTTAAGTCTATATGGAGGAGTTCTTACTTCGAGAATCGGTTTTATAACTTGTTCCAATATTTCTTTGGGAACAAGCCTTGACTCTTCTATGACAATATGGTTTCCACGGGAACCCCTTGCCGAATCAGAACTAGGAACAACCTTAATCCTACTCCCATTATGAAAAATGGCTTCATATGTATTTGAATTAGAAGTTATATGATCTATTTCTCTCGCAACATTTAAATGTGTGTCCCTAAGCGATGTCAACTTCTCACTTAATAATAAACCGCCTTGCTTAAGTGTTTTAGAACACACAATTATGGACATTCCGGGATATAAAACAGCTAAAGTTAAAGTCCAAACCGCAATAATCCATGTTTTTGCCGCAGCACGACTTGCAACTATATAGGCAAGATTACTTCTTTGCAACACCCATATCATTAATATTTGATATGGGTGTAATTTTACTCCAAAGTACATTTCAATAAAACGGTGTGGATTCCTTCTGAAGAATGTTATCCATCGCTTAAGTCGTTCTTTTCTTTCGCCCTCAATGGTTTTGCTTCTAACCATACCTTTAGGTCTTATAAAAGAATTTTGAGAATTCAAATTTTTAGTTTCTTGATTTTTATATGGTCTAGGAGAAGTTGGACTCATATTTATTCTCCATCTTCTATGACCTCATCCTCTATTATTTCATCATCCCCATCTTCTGTTTCAACATTAAAATCTCTAGATTGGGTAATAAAATTTTTCAAAGGTCTTGTTACATATTTTTTGAAATAAAAATCAATGTTGTCAAAATCCTTAAAGAGATCCTTTTCTTTAAAATAATCCGCAGGCTCATTTTCTTCTATCGTCTTTATAAACGAAGAAAATGTTTCTTGCGCTTTACCAGAGTTTGCAGAAGAAGCTTTAGACGGATCAACACCGGCAGTCTTCATAAGTTTTTGCAAATCTTCAACTTGCTTTGCCGTAGGTTGATCTGCCTCTCTTTTTTTTCTGATATCTAAAATAGCCAAACAAATTTCTTTCAGTAAAGTTTCATCTGCTCTGGTATCACATTTATGTTTGCCCTTCCAAGCAGCCATTTCACTTTCAAGAAAAATATAATCATCTTCTGTTAAATTTGAACCCCAAAAATACTTTAAATCATCATTGCTAGTTTGAAATTCAACATCATTATCACTTAATATCACAGGAGGGGTATCTTCTTGAAAAGTTAAATCTACATTAGAACGATCATCCTGTATACACAATTTCATAGCGGTCAACAATCTCGACTTATACAGCCCAAAGAAATTATCCGACTCCGTACCCCTCGCCTTCATCGTCTCCACTTGTTGTTTCGCAGCTTCAATAGCGTTCTCATCGTAACGGATATTCAATAAACGACACGTCTTTAACATAGCACGTTCGATAGATTTCTCACTTAAATAAAAACCATCATATATATCTCGGCAACATAATTTGCACAGGCTTAGATACCCGTTCGTGTCCAATACTTTGTCCACACATGTATAGAATTCAGCAGGAGATTTATTTTGACGGCATTTCCTGCAATAAACTGTTTCAACGATAACGCCTGTAGAAGAAGTCACCGCCTTATTTTTTCTTCTAGTTTGTACCATTATTTCTCCATAATTTAAAATAAGGCTGATATCACAACGATATCAGCCTGTCAAAAACCCAATAAAAGGTATAATTTATGTGGTTTAATTTATTAGACTTGCTAATTTCGCCACTTCAGATCTTTCAATTAAATCTAATTCACACGCTCCGAACAATTCATTTCCTTTCAAGGCATCATTCATTGCTAACATTCCATTGTCTTTCTCAAAAGATTTTTTATCAATTTGAGATAAATCAAAATCGAAAACAAGCCTAGAATTCTCGCCCACTCTTGTTATGATCATTTTTACGAGCGACGTGTTCAAATTTTGACTC